TACATTAATTGAATTCGATGTATCGGGTATGAGTTCGGCGTCATTGGGTGAACTCAATGTATGACTTATGATGAACTCATTGCTCGCACCCCTGTAACCAAACGCTACGTTCGAATCACCTTGATATACTAAAACAATGAGACCCGTATCCAGCGACGAACTCGTATTGTTTGCACCCAAAGCCAATATAGGATCTTCTACGAGCAAATTTTGTGTGGAAAGATATGTCGTATTTCCCCGAACTTCCAGATTTCCGTAAATGAGCGCGTCCTTGGAAACTGTGAGACCACCGGTAAACGTCGCATCATCCCCATAGAAATCAACACCTATGATGTCATCGTCCGCGAGGATATCACCCGCGACGTGAAGCATTCGTTGAGGCGTGGATGTATTTACACCAACGTTACCACTCGTGACCATCGAAAGTGCATTAGACATGGTGATAGTTCTATCCGTCGAGTCACCATACTCAGTAACGTCTTGAAGTGAGATGTTCGATATACCACCACCATCACCGGTGATGATTCCCGTAAATACGGGACTCTCTATGTTTGCTTTGAGTGCTAAATTTGATTGCATCTCTCCCCGTATGCTTATAGTGTTCGCAGCCATCTCACCACGAAGAACGGTTACATTCGACTGTAAATCACTTCGTAATGTGACTGTGTTTGTGGTCATTTCGCCACGAATTGTAATGACATTTGCCGCCATCTCGCTTCGAAGAATGGTTGCATTTGATTGGAGGTCCGTTCGAAGTTGAAGTGTATTTGCAGCCATTTCACCTCGAATGGTTACAGTGTTTGCAGCCATATCGTCGCGTAAAATGGTCGCATTTGATTGGAGGTCCGTTCGAAGTTGAAGTGTGTTTGCGGCCATTTCACCCCGAATGGTTACAGTGTTTGCGGCCATATCGTCACGTAAAATGGTCGCATTTGATTGGAGGTCCGTTCGAAGTTGAACTGTATTTGCAGCCATATCGTCGCGTAAAATCGTCGCATTTGATTGGAGGTCCTCGCGTAATTGTATCGTGTTCGCGGTCATTTCGTCGCGTAAAATGGTCGCATTTGATTGAAGGTCTTCCCGTAATTGTATAGTGTTTGCAGTCATTTCGTCGCGTAAAATGGTCGCATTTGATTGGAGGTCTTCACGTAATTGTATTGTGTTCGATGCCATTTCACTTCGGATAACATCTAGGTTTGCAGATAAATCAGTATCTTGTACGACATTTGATAAAAAAGAACCATCCCCTATGAAACTATTTGCTGTGACATCACCATACACGCGCATCTGAATGAGGTTCGATGTATCCGGTGTGATGAGTGTATCCGATGCCGAATTTTGTGTGTAACCAATGATATATTCATTGCTCGATTCAATATATGACGCCGTGACATTTGAACCGGGGCGTGTCATGATGAGACCCAAATCAAAAACAAAATCATTATCTGTATTATTTTCACCCAACTCGATGATGGCATCTTTTACACGCAGATTTTCTGTCGAAATCGAAGTTGTCTGACCGACGACTGTGAGGTTACCCGCTATGTATGTGTCGCCACCGACAGATAATTCGTGTTGTGGATTTGTATTGGCTATACCCACATTAGATGCAGTGATGAAACTAGTTGTGGTGTTCATAAATTGCAAAGTTTCCGTGGTTGAATTTCCAGTTTCAGACACACCCTGTAAATTTAAACCGATTCCACTATCTACGACTTCTTTTGTGGTTACATCGTAACAAATTACATTTGAGTGTAGTGAATTATTTAGTCTAATAGGAGACACATATAACCCAGCTTCTGGTGCATGTATCACGTTCGAAGACGCATTAATTATTATGGTGTTCACAGCTTGTTCATCAGGAACATGCTTACCTATCCTGATCCTCTCGGATTTTTCGATAGTGTTAAGGTTTTTCACCATTTATATTAGTTCTCATTTTATTTCTGTCCAACCCGACTTCTTGTATACATAAAGTGTATCATTTTCGTTGTCATACACCATTAGACCGGGTGTCGGTTTCTGTATACTTTCCATTTCGCTGTGAGACATACGAGGTAAAAGTAAACCACCCGTTGTCGATTGAAGTGTTAATATAGCCGATGGATGCCCCTTGTGTGCTCCAAGTGCCAATTTTCCATTTGCATCCAATGTCATATTAACCTTCATATCACCACTCGTATCACGAGTCTTAAATGCTATACCACCAGGATTACCCGATGTAGTACCATTATTTGCCTTTGCATAACCGTTAATTTCAGCTAGATTACTTAAACATATTCCATCCGCTTCTCCAATTCTGGATGTTAATTTAGGTGCACTAGATGTTATGATTCGCGAAGCCGTAACATCGTTGTGTATGTTTAGTGGTAGATTTGTCTCGTTCGAGCACGATAACACGTGTGTGAAAGAAATATTTGATATGAGAGAACCATCACCTTCGAGTGGTGCGTTTTCGATGGTTGTAATTCTCTCGCGCACACTCGGAAGATCTTTTATATCTTCCACAGTTTGTTCGAGTATTGATTTAGTTTTACTAATGAGCAATTCAAGTGGTTCAATGCGGTGCAACTCCTTGTATACATGTTTAAATTGTAAAAGTTGTCGTTTTATTGGTTCCAGTTCATTAAATCGCGCGATTGTCTTTTCCAAATCTATTATTCTAGATGTATTTTCGTGAACACACGGAACTATCTTTTTTGTATCATGAATGATTGGTATCGATGTTTGAATGGCGGACACATCTTTACTCAAACGTTCTATTTCGGGTAGATTGTGTATACTCGCCTCTATGCCACTTATCCTTTTTTCACACGTGGTTATCCTAGGTATATTCGTTTCTAGTTTGAAAGTGCGTGGGTTCAAAGTGGATAACGCTGTTTCGTGCATTGACGCGTTTTTTTCAAGCGTATCAATTCGTGGTAATTCTACCCGAAGTTGGTCAATTTGTTTTTGTAGAAATGGAATGTCTTTTTCAATTGGTTCAAAACGCGGTATATTTGATTCCAATTTTGATACTCGTACATTTGTCGCATCAACATCAGTTATTTTGGCGACCCCATTGAGTGTAGTGCCATCTCCATGAAAAGATGGAGCGATAATTTTTCCATCTGCGTTTATATTTCCTTTCGTGTGGATACGGTTATTTACATACAACGATCTCCCGACATTTATGTCATTTGATACATCTAATGTATTAAAATAATCATTAAAATCTGTGATTTGGTCGATTGTAATATTAGACAGGAGTCCACCATCGGCCTTGAGTTCACCGAGTATTTGTATATTTTCCACGACTTCGCCTATGTCTACATTCAGATCATATTGTACATTAGATAAGAGACCTCCGTCGCCCACGAATTGCGTCGCTTCGATGGACCCGTCTATTTTTGTGTTCGCGTTAATGGATAAACACCCGTTACTCTTCGTGTGCATGAGTTGTATACCGTGTATGTCTACACCCACATTTTCAGTTGGTTTACACCCTTCACCTATTTCTAATACAGGTGTATATACGTGTTCTTCGTTGAGTGTCGTGAGATTTAACACGTCTAAATTTTTTACTTGTAGTTCGTCGAGTTTTAGTTTTGTGCCTCCTATATCGACGACTTCCTTCGTGATCGAATCATACGCAAGTAAGTTCGATGCACTCGCATTACGTATTGGACTTATGTATAATCCGCTGTGTTTGATATCACGAATTTTGTTTTCTGAGGCATTAAACACAATGGAGTTTCTGGGTTGCTCTGAATCAATGTATCGCCCGAGGCGCACCATATCAGTAGGCTGATTCACACCGGAATTCTTAACCATTTAATATACTATTGTATTTTAATTCGCGTATAGTAAACCAGCCATGCCATTTTCAACTCTCAAAATGTTATAGTTAACCGCATATATAGGGTGTGTGATTGGTAAAGTCTCACTTATAATTTTCACGTTATCGAGGCGACTAAAATTTAAAGTACCTGTGGGCTGTAAAGAACTTGTTAAGAGACAGAAACAATACATAAAGAAATCCGGGGAAGTCACATAATTCGTGTGATAATATGCCATGACGTCTATGTAATGTGGTTTCGCCCATCTAAAGTTTCCTATATCGAGGCCATTTATGTTTAACTTAACTCGATTTGATATCGATGTAAGTGCACCATTGGATGATGTATCCGAAGAGGCGATATATTTTACTGGATGACTAAATATGAGTTCTTGATCCAATTCACCCGATGGTATGTTTTTTTGTACTTGTGTGATGAGCATTTCGTGGTTACGAGAAACTATATTTCCGCGCTCTTCGTTGTCGAGATAGTAATAATTCGCATACAATTCATAATTGTAGTTTCCGACTGAGTTCCCCCAGTGAATACGTATTTCTACGTTGTGATAATGCAATGCCACGAGTGGGAGTGCACATTGAGGACCCTCACAAAAGAAGAATCGAAGTGGGTAAAAGTATGATTTAGAGCTTATACCTGGATGTGGGCCGTTTGAGCTCTTAGACACATTCTGTGCGAATGTATCTATAGCAATTTTTTCTGTAAACACTGAATCTTGAGAATCTATGAGGTGCCCACCTATATATAACTCAACCTTGTCTATCACTTGGGTCCAATCTGTTATGTCTATGGATTGATTGTTATCATCTACTGTGATATACAAGTATCCAAGCATATCACCAGTTTTGTCGAATTTTACGGATGTCATAGCGTTATTTTTCACATTACCCTGCATGAGCTGTTTCTCTACGGACTGTGAAAAATTTGAATGCCGTTTGAATGTCGACGTGAAGAATGATATCTCAGGTTCACCCATGATGTGTTCATCTTGAGCACCTATGGCTATCAATTGCACGACTCCCGCCGACATTTATAATACATAAAGGTAAAAAATACACGTACCTAGCGCCCCGATTCAATGAAGGGCAAATTCTTATTCTTGCAAACAAATCTGAAAATAAAAAAGTTATCGGTGCCATCTGTCGTGGTAACACCGTTTTCATCTCTGAGTGTAAAACTCAATCTATCAACCTTTCTCACCGGAGTCATATATTGTGTGGTGACGTCATAATCATCCTTAAATATGATTGGATTTGACCCGTCCTGTATCACCGTACCGAACCCTCTGTTAAGTACAGTCATGTCTCCTTGACCACCGTACACATTAGACGTTCTTTGGGAATAATTCGTATTCAATTCATCCACTGAGATATGGCATACACTGGAGCCGGATGCATCGATACGAGCCGCCAAAAGACGAGTCTGTACGATGTTTTCGATTGGTTGCGTCAAGTGCACAGTGAAAGTGTTTTTGCTATCTTGACCGATGGTATCGACCGAGATAGTATGATACTCGTATTCAAAATCTGGTAAAACTTGCCGAACCGTATTCACAGTAGTCATTACTAATACATTATATTAAAGATCCACCGATTCCACCGATAATCTTCGCGTCCGCGCTTTTCTTGACGAAATCTTGGTCGCCACAGATACCACCTGGAGTCAAAGACTTGGTGTAGTACGCGGATTCTTTCGAACCTGGCACACATTCAATCTTGTGTTCCAAATCAAAAATGGATTCGACCGCGCCTTCGGGGGCGACTTCAAGATTGATTGGTCTGGGCTGGTAACCACTTCTTCGTTGGGGGAACATCACCATCAATGCCGAGAGGAGTGCGCATATCAAAGCAATCGCCTTAATGGTGTTTCGGTTTGTGGCGTTGAGTTTCATCATTTATTATGTATGCAATATTTTTTATAAAGTGCGTTAAAGAATTTGAATTAGTTTCAAAGTACAGAGTAATGGACGGAGAAATATCACTCGACCGGAGCGTTGGGAATGTCATGAAGCTTGATGACAATGAACAGGCGTTGATGGATGAGATTGAAATTGAGGCGCCCCGTCCACGCTCTTCGCGGCGCGTCCCACAGCCGACGGTATACAAACCACAGCCACAACCAACGATGCAAGAAGACATCGATGCGTTTGCCAACCCGACTAAGCAGTCGGTTCCACAACAACACCAAGAAGAACCCGTTGATTACGGCGAATACGACGAAGAAGAGATGGAACAGCCACAGTACATGCAAGGTGATTATGCGATACAAGAAGAAGAGCGACCATCGCCTGGGTATAAATCCATCGATGAAGAGAAGGCAGACCTTGTCAACAAACTTGGTCGTCTCGAAAAGAAGGGATTTTCGGTGAACAAACGACTCAATGTATACTCGAACGTTGATGATTTGCGTACGGAAGTGAAGCGAATCACGTATAGCATTGACGTCGACCGCTCTATTAAGTTCTCTCGTCGTATGCTGATTGCGTGTGTGACTGGTCTCGAGTTTTTGAACAAAAAATATAATCCATTCGAGATCCAGCTTGAAGGCTGGTCGGAGAATGTGATGGAAAACGTTGACGACTACGATGAAGTATTTGAAGACTTATACGTCAAGTACAGGACGAAGATGCACGTTGCTCCAGAAGTCAAGCTCATCATGATGCTCGGTGGTTCAGCGATGATGTTCCACTTGACGAATAGTATGTTCAAGTCAGTCATGCCCAATATGAATGATATCTTGAAGCAAAATCCAGGACTCGTTCAAAACATGGTCGATGCTGTGAAAAACACGACACCAAGAAGTGCTATGGACGCCCCATCGAGCGAACCATCGGGTGGTAACCAGTACGAAATGAAGGGTCCAGGCGTCGATATTTCAAGTTTGATGGGTAACATTATGATGCCACCCGCACCACCTATGTCTACCACAGCACCTGAACCCATTCCATCGATTGACGATGACGACGATGATGCGATTTCGGACATCGTCGAAGGTCCAGCCGATGATGACGAAGAGGACAGCGATGTCAAAGAGGTGAAAGTGTCGACCACGACAAAGGGTAAACGTGGTCGTAAGAAAAAGTCAGTAGAAATAAATTTGTAAACATAGAGTATAAATGATAGGGTACTGTCCCCTTGAGGAAGACCCGCCACCCAGGCTTCCTCGGATGTATGCGCCATCTACCGGATCTCGTCCTTCTTCCAGAGGAGATACTCGCACAGAAGACACTGAAACGAATTACGTCGTTTTGTTCTTTATCGCGGGTGTGGTCGCACTCGCCGCGATGGACGCCATTAAGAAGTAAACGAACTATTTTTACCATTCGCATATCATGTGACTGGTAAAAACAGATTAATTTAAGCGTTTTCAAGTTCATCGACCATTTCTCGTAGTTCATTTATAGCCGCAACCGTGTATGCGATGAGACCCACGTAATCGAGTGTTTCGATTGAAGTGACCCGTTCGTAGTATTTTCGATGAGATCTATCATCCGTACTACAAGGCATCCTATAATTACACTACAAATTTATCAAACACGTACCCCGCGCGAATGCATCGGGTTCTTCGGGTTTTACTTTGGGCAT